ACCCCAAATACGGTCTGTGATATACCTATCTTAACGATTAAGGCACGTTCTCCATCAATAAGAACATGATCACCCTCTTGAAACTGCTTATTCATGCTAAATGCAAGACCCTTGCTAAACTTAGTCGCAAAATCCTTTATCATAAACCCTATGATGACGATCATTATCATACCAATGTATGGCAATAGGTATTGAGTCATCTCAATAGCAGCTGTGTTGGGTGTAGGTATTTCCATTTAATTTCTCATCTTTCTTTCTTCAGCCGAAATTTTATCTCTTTCCTCTTTCAAATATTGCATTAACAGTCCTAAGTATATTTCCCTCTCCCATGGCATCATATCTTCTAATTCTGTTAGACTGTAATTGTGGTGTTGCATCATTGCAAAATTAGTTTTATAATAGTTCTCCATATTCTCATGTGAGAGGGCTATTCGAAAAAACTTTGCAGGCCCTCCACTACAATCTCATTCTTCTTCTTAGTCACGGGGTTGGTCACATTGATAATATGCCTTAGTTTTGGCATAGTCTCAAAGAAAGCACTAACCTTAGCGAATTGATCTTGACTCATACTGTCGATGAAATCATCCAACTCTTTGTCTGTCATGTCTACCCTATTGTGAATAGAGGCACCATCGTGGATTTCACTAACACATCGTTTGATCATATCGAAGATCATCTTGATCTGTCCACCGCCATCAAATAAGGCCATATCAGACAACATAGGATAACGCATGTGTATACTAATCTCATCATTAATTTCAATGACATGACTATGATCCAAATCCATTTGAATCTTAACGTCTGTTAGATCGACTTCTTGTTCTACTCTAGTTACCTTATCATCATCGCACAGCAGACTTAGTTTAAGTTTCTCTCCTACTGATTTGCCTCGTAGTTGTAGAAAGATATATTCCACATCAAATAGAGGCACCTCGTAGGGATCAATCTTACCAAACGTGCAATCCCGTACAATAGATGCAAATGCACTTTCTACCTGTTTAGTGTCTTCAGACTCTTGGGCAATCATAAGAACCTTTTGTTCCTTTACAAGCCAAGGCCTGTACTTAATTTTCTTAGTGGTAGAAGGTAACTCCAACTCATATGTTAACGTACTCAGTTTAGGTAAAGCCATAATTTTTCATCCTTTAAAATAATATGATTAACGAAGACCGTTTCGCAATACAGCGGGTAAGGCCCTTGATATGTTTCTTTCGACTGTATTGATTACAGTCTGTCCAATTTTATCCATCAAACTTGGTGGTTCTTGATTAAGGTCGGCGGTAGTCCAGTATCTAAAATTCATGTTCATTGTGAATTCTACGATTTGATTTCCACTCCCATACGACAAGGACACAGGGCCCACAGTCTTAGGGAAACACTCCCACAACTTCAGTCCATAACGTCTTTGCATCTGGTTGTCTAAAAGGTAGATGAACACAGTGCCGACATAATCATTATAATAACCCATGTTCCATGTTTGTGGGTTATATGCTGCGTACTGCCATTTCTCAAATAAGACTCGTTCTGACAGGTCAGAACTACTCTGGAAATTGATAGAAATACCATCATCAAATATAACATTGTCTGCCACTTGTCGTTGCGGCCCATGTATGTTGGTGTCTGGGGATGTCGCTAAAGTTCTGCCAGGCAATGTAATACTAGATGCTCGTAAGGATATGTTTGAGATATCCTGTTTGCTTACTCCCTGTACTAATCCCCTCATGGCATTTTCTGAAGTACCAGATGATGAACCAGCGGGTGGGAAAATTTCTACTTCATAATGGTTGGGTGTAGCGTATCCTTCATTAGAATGAAACGATGACAGGATGTTATTCAATATCCCATAAGCGCCGCCTTCTAGAAACTTAGGTAATACAGACATTAGATCATTCCCCTAGAGTCTTTCCATACAACAGACTCACTGCTCTTCTTGAATCTCTGTACGGGCAACAGTGTGGCCACAGTAAATTCATCAGCATCTATTCTACGGAATTGTGTTTTAACGTGACCAGCCAAATATCTCTTTAAGGTTGGCTTAATTTCTCTTATGTTTTTAAGGGCACTGTAGTCCACATCTAATTTCGTTGACTCATCAAATTTGGTGTTATTACTAAAGTCCACCAACTTATCCAACAACCTCATCCTCAAACCTAACGGCAGATAATGTAGATTACACCCTAGAAACCCATCCTTATACAGTTCAATAGGTAGAACTAGGGGGAATGAATCATAGTAAGGTAACGTCTTCTTATGCTTTGGATCATAGATAAACATATTAAGTCTACCGAAGAATGGGGCGCTTGCCCTTTTACCGTCTCTAATTAAGTCCATAGCGCCTGGTTGCCCAAACTCTTTGATCTTGTCTTTGTACCAATTGGTTGAACGTGGTCTTCCACCTTGTGCCTTTAGTACTGATTGTATATATTTGCTCTGTGCCATACCTCTATTTATACGATATGCCCAGATGATCCTCGTTTAGTATTTTAAACTCAATACCATTGATGTCACAAAATTCTGTAGCATACTTCCATTTTGCTTCATTAACAGCCCACGTTTTGATGTCTCTATAGAATCTATTGGTCTTCCTTTGTGGTATCTTGGGTGGAGAGCATTGGGCCTTGGGTTTGATCTCTACAATAGACTTCTCTATTTTACCATCTGCCCTTTTCACTTTAATATAAAAATCTGGGAAGTATCTGTGGATTCTACCATCGACAGGTGATAAATAGGGGATGATGATCTCTTCACTACCCCATTCTAGTACTGCCTTGTTAGTGTCGCAGTACACCATGAACTTACGTTCCCATAGAGAGCGGTATACAATACGAGATAGATCACCCCGATATTTTCTTGGATTGATTGGTATATATTTCCCTTTGTATGCCATGACTAAGTTACCTAAATAGTTGTGTATTATAAGGATATTTATAAATGGCGTTTACATCAGCAATATCTAACCAAGTCGCCCGAAGTGTTAATAGTAGGGTTTCGGGTGTTATCTCCAAAGGACTAAAAGATGTTTTTGGTACTAACGGTGGATCGAACTCTTCAGACACACGAGCTCTTGCTGCCAATGGTGGTGCAACGACTAAGAATTTTCAATATCCTCTAAACGTAGAAGGTGATGAACAACAGGGTCATTACATTATGTTTATGATCAATACTGCCCAACAACCAAAGATTGGTAAGGGTAAGGGCGGAGCACCAGCTACCCCTAGTTCAAACCAACAACAAAATGGCCCATCCAAAACAAACCAAGAAGCATTTAGAAGTGGTAGTGGTGGTAACACGCTATCTGCTAAACGTCCACCTAGTACTAGATTAGATACTGCAATATCTCTTTACATGCCACCTAGTGTTACTGTTGCATATAAGGCAGAATATGTTGATGATGAAATTGGTGGTATGGCAGAGGCTGGTGTGAAAGCGGGCAATAAGATTATTGAAGCATTTAGTAGTGGTGGCATTAAGAGTGCAATGAAAGAAGGTGCTAGTCAGATAACTGGCACAGTACTCCCAGCAGTTGGACAAGTCGCTGGACAAGCAGTACTGGGCATGATGGATAAAGTTGCTCAAGGTTCTGGTACATTGGTACAATTACAAAGTGGTGTGGTGTTTGGTAGTAAATTCGAATTGCTCTTTAAGAACATTGGACGTAGACAGTTTTCTTTCTCATTCAACTTCTTACCGAAGAGTGAACAGGAAGTTATTATGGTTGCTCAGATATGTGACACATTCAAACGGCATATGATGCCTAGTGTTGCTGAGTCCATGAACGTAGGTAGTATTTCACTCAAACAACCAAAAGGACGCCTCCTGACAATTCCTGATACATTTGATATACAGTACATGTATCAAAGTAAAGAGAACCCATTTCTCAATAAGATTTCAACGTGCTATCTTACAGGTGTTGACGTATCGTATGGTGGTGATAAGTACTCCACATTCGAACCAGTTCAACATCCAATTACTAAAGGTATTGGGCCTGCTCCACAGAAGACTAGTATTAAACTAGATTTCAATGAAATTGAGATCATGACTAAAGAACGTATAGAGGAGGGCTACTAATGTATTTTGCAGCATTCCCTAAGATATATTACGATGGTAAAGGAGATGGACACTTCAAGGTAGTAACTAATTTCTTACGCCGAGTAGCAGTACGTACCAAACTAAAAACACATGGAGCCCTATTCGATACCTATGATGTTAAAGAGGGTGAAACTCCAGAGATGATTGCACACAAACTGTATGGAGATTCAGAGTACCATTGGGTGGTACTGCTTATGAATGATGTAGTTGATAGGTTCCACGGGTGGCCAATGTCTACTCCACAGTTCCTAGCATTTGTTGAAGAGAAGTACGACAGTGCAGATGATATACATCATTACGAAATAGATTCTGTGTCTGGGCCTGTTAAGAAGATCGACATAGGTAAGGACAATACAGATTACCCTATGGCTAGTATTATTACTAACATAGAATTTGAAGAGGCAGAACAGGATAAGAAACGGAAGATTAAACTACTAGACCCACGATACTTAGAACAATTTACGACAGAATATAAAGCAATAATGTCGGAGTCGCAGATATAAAATGGTTGATACTATTGGTAATGCCGGCGAATTCTCACTTGAATTAGTGCAGATAATCGCTGCAGACGGAACAGAACTAGACATTACATCAAATGTCATGGAGATCGATATATACGAAGATATTGAATCTCCATGCATTAGAGGTACAATAGCATTCAATGATCCGATAAACTTTATGAACACACTGCCTGTTGTAGGGCAAGAGATGATTCGGGTACAGGTTAAAACTCCTTCATTCAAAACCTCAGAAGAAATCATAGAGTACCTATTCTACATGTACACGATTAGGTCTATGGTTGAAACCAATCCAAACAGCAATGTTGTTGTTATGGAATTCAGTTCTGTTGAATATATTGTCGATGCTAGGAAGAGAGTCAACAGGACGTTAAAGGGTACGTGGTCAGATATAGTTACAGCCATAGTACGAGGTGATCTAGAAAGCACCAAAGATGTATGGGCTGAACCTACCGCAGGCATTAAACAAATAATGGCCCCAGACATTTCTCCATTAGCTGTTATTAAGAACGCTAAGAGGGAGGCTATATGTACTGAGTTCGGTTCGCCCACATATCATTTCTATGAGACAACACAGGCATTTCATTTCAGATCATTAGAGAGTTTGTACACAAAGGAAATTGCTGGATACTACACCACAGCACCACAGGGCGGATTAGAGAAGAGAAATAAGGGTATGCCCAATGTCCTTGCAGACTTCCAGAAGATAAGAGAATGGACAATAGACCAGACACGTGATACCCTATCTAACAGTGCAAATGGCATGTGGTCATCTGAAACCATTGAGCATGACATATTCAACAAGACGTTCACTACAACCAATTATAACTATTTCGATTCCTTTGAGACTGAGAAACATATAGACGATTTCGATGAGAAGACTACTTCACAGCCTCTCTTTAGTGCTGGTGCTGTAGATGATTCTAATGGTAGGTTGTCAGACTACTATAAGAAGAGTTATCTGTTGCCAGTATCAATCAAGGATAAGACATCTGGTAGTGACTCACATTACACAAATTCCAAGGGTCGATATCCTTTCACTGGATATAATCCCAGTAAGTGGATAGGTAGACGCACATCCACAGTAGAGCAAGTTAATGCAGGCCTTAGTATAACCATGACTGTTGATGGATACACTGCCATTCATGCTGGTGATGTTGTAGAATTAGAACTGCCCTCCTCTAGTCAGAATAAGAGTGCAGACGGACAAACGGTTGATAGGTGGTTTCGTGGTAAATTCCTTATTAGGAATATGAAACACTCATTTAGTGTGACTACGGGTAAGCATGAAATCATGATGCAATGTGTTAAGGACAGCACAGCATCTCAACCAGAAGGTGATCCCAAAGAACCTAGTCCACAACCAAAACAATACGGCAAGTCAAATCAATTGGCGCCGAAGACATATAACAAACGTAGCGATTTCTACGGATAACCAAAGGAGAGTCCACATCAGTCAGCGTAACAAGTTTATCTCAGAACGAATTAAAGCAAAGGAACTCAAAATGGCTAAAACAAAAAACAGAATCAAAAATATGACATTTCAGACCCAACCTCGCCAGATGGAACCGTTAACCCCCCTTTCAGAAAGTGATAAATATATTGCGAACCTACAGAGATACAGTTACAAAGAACTAGGACAATTAGATGAAAAGATACCACGAACTACTGCCCTTGCTTGAAGGGGTGTACGACAAAAATATCTTTAAAGCAGTCTTCCTCGCTGGTGGGCCTGGTAGCGGCAAATCTTATGTCGTTGGCCAGACCACTGGTGGGTTGGGCCTTAAAGTAGTCAATTCAGATGATAATTTTGAAAGACTATTAGATAAGGCAGGGCTGACTAAGAAGATGGATACTAAACGAGGTGAACGTGAGGCAGAAAAAAGAGATGTCGTGCGGGATCAGGCTAAGAGTATCACTGATAAACAGAAGAACACCTATGTTGATGGTCGCCTTGGGTTGATCATTGATGGTACTGGACATGACTTTGAAAAGATTAACAGGATGTCTTCGAAACTGAGGATGTTAGGATATGAGACATATATGGTCTTTGTTAACACTTCTCTAGACGTTGCACTACAATCCAATGCAGAAAGAGACAGAGTTGTACCTAGTGCTATTGTTGCTAAGTCCCATAAAGCAGTGCAGTCTAATCTAGGTAAATTCAGTAATCATTTCAGAGGCAATCTAGTCATCGTGGACAATAACGACAGAACACAGGAACCTATTAAGCTAGCCACTAAACAGGTTAGACGTTTGCTTAAGAAACCAGTAAACACCTCAATATCAAAGAATTGGATCGCTGGTGAGATGGAGAAGAAAAGAGCTAAATAATGAATTTTTGGGAAACTCTTGACTCTTGGGCAGACAACGATCTAACAGACCTACTTCATGATCACGTAGACAATCACGCCACCATGCTCTCTGAGTGTGAGGCGTTTGAGCATTGGACACGGGTAGATGAAAACTATGGATTCTGGACACCAGATTCAATAAAGAACCATATCAAAGGCATTGCACCTAATATCGCCAAGTCATCACCACATGGCCCTTGGGATAGGTGGTTTGCTATGCCCACAGAAGAAGACTTCCCCACACTACACAAATACCTCTATTCACACAGTGAATACAAGAACCCCATCATATCTAAGCTTGGCCCAGGAGCTCAACTAGCTCCCCATTCACATCCTAAACAAAAAATGCTTTATAATATGTCGATTAACTACCCAGAAGGGTGTCAATTTGCGGTGTATCCTACAGGACTTATACCATATAAGGCAGGAGATGTGTATAAAATCAAGGTTCAGCAGGAACATGCGGTATATAACCGCTCTAATAGTGACAGATATCATGTTCAAATAGCAGATGTTGCAGATATGTCACGCATCTTCAGATAATTTAAAAATAATGCATTTAATGTACGATTTCGCTTGACATTACCCTTTGGATGGTCTATACTAAGGTATAAACTGAGAAAAGGAAGACAAGATGTTAATTAGTAATTGGAAAGAGAATTTTAAAGGCACTGGCGTTTGGGAAGCAACTAACTGCATCTCAGGCAATATCTCGCAGAGTCCTAAACTTGTCGGCGATGCCCCCGATGGATGGGGTCATAAAACAAGCTTTACGGCATTTGGTGGTTTCGGTGAAATCATGAATATGGGTGAGGCATTTGAGACTTTTGAGGAGGCCGCTGAATTTATGGAGGCGTGCTTCACTTGGGAAGTTGAACTTAACGGACGCTCCCTTACTCTAACAGGTGATAGGGTGAACCTCAATGATGAATAATGAATTCGTATTCCTTTCCCCCGAAGTCTCTAGTAAGACTAGAGATGTCATGGGCTTTGATGACTGTGGCACAGGGGAGAACATCATGATTAACTCTTCTTGGATGATGGCTCATATCATGCACCGAATCGGTTTGTTCCCAAGTGTGGGAATCGCCCGTAAAAATGGGTGGAATAAGGCCATTCCAGAGGGCTTTTCGGAGTGGACGGTAGGAAAAAATAAAATAAAAGTTTGGATTCTCAATGAATTCAATGAGTTATAGGGTACGATTTCGCTTGACAAAACCCTTTAGTGCTGTTATACTATGTATATAATGAGAGTTAACAAAGAGAAAGATATGATTATGAAAAACGATTTTGCAATGTTTACCACTAAAGGTAATAATGAAGTTGGTAAGTTAGTTGATGCCGCTATCGCTGGTGAATGGAAGTGGGAAAAGACTTCTTATGCCTTGGCTTTACTTGGTGGAACTGAGATTGGTGGTGAATTTGAAGAAGCCACGGATACTGCTGTTAGAGAAGCAGTTTGGGAAGCCATGATTACTTACAATCCTGGCATGGACTATGGAGTAACAAAATAATGGTTATGGTTAATAAAAAGTTCGACAATATCGATGACGGTATTGCAAATATGATCGCTGCTGCGAATTATGATTATGATAATTTCAACGTGAGTGATGACATGAAGGCCGACTTTAAGAAGGGTTGGGAGATCAAGAAAGGTTCTAAGTACATCAAGATTAATACTAAGAACTCTGCTTGGGGATTCGTTGTCAACACTGATGACGATAAGAAGTTCATGAAGGGCGACTTGCTCATGTGTGCTGGTTATAAGGCCCCTGCTAGAAATGGTGCAAGAGGTAACGTCCTTGAAGGTGGTTTCGAAATCCGCTGGACTGGCCCTCTCTACTTGGTAGATAAAGGTCGAAAGGCCGCAAATTGGGGCAACCCTGCCGCAAAACTTAGCATTAACATTGGAGGTTAATTATGGAAAACCCTAACACATTTCGAGAGAAATTCATCACGTTCAGCAGGATTGCTGGAGACACCCTTGCTATCTTGTCTATCTTTGGCATGGGTTACGTTTGTTTGGTAGTTTTTGGAGATAGATATTAAAAAGGTACTTGACATCTTGGTGATGTTATGGTAGTATAATAACACTGAAGGAAGACTTCTGGAGATGGGTTTAGTGACTTTTCCCATCTAGGGCATAACGCCACTGTTAGTCTTTCATTCGGATTTCCTCTGGTAATCAAACTACCCCCCAGAGGAATAGCAAGAGGGACGCAGCTCGAAACGCCAAAGATAAAATCAAGGCGACAACAAGGCGGGGTATTGGTGATGTACGTACTACCATTAAAGATGTACCGCTGTTGGGGGTCAGCGTTAACAAAACCCCCACTTATTGGTTTCTAATGGAAGAAAGTATATGTCTAAAATTGACGCTCTAATGAAAACTTACGAAGGTGTGGAAACTGTTTCTGTTATCCATGCCGCTATGGATGATGCAATCAGTCCAACTGTGGTTGCAATGGTCGAAGTCTCTAGTGGACTTAGCGATACTGCTAAGTTAGAGAAGGCCTTCATGTTGACGAACTCTATTAATGATGCATGGTGGAATAACAAAGATGTTACCCCTATGTTCAGCGAGAAAGGTTGTCGATCTACTATGGTTGGAGACATGGTGCTAATCGGTACTGTGAAATATAAATGTGACTCAATGGGATGGAGTAAAGTATAATGTGGAAGTTTAAATCAAATGTGTATGGGGGGACTGCCCCTGCCGTAGTACGGCGGTTGAAGAGACAGGATGTCGATTTGTCTGATTCAGTTAGTCGGGCGTTGTTTGGATACAACTATTTGGAGTATGTGTCCAATGATTAAAGCGATGTTGATTGTTGCCTCTATGGGCATCAATACGGAGATGCCTGATATGGACTCTTGCTTAAAAGCAAGGGCCATGATCATGTCCCAAGATTCTTCAATCAAGAGTCTATGTGTACCAAAGGCGGCCGATAGTGATAAGATGAAGGAGATGTTCGGCGTCTTCATGGATATGATTGATAGAATAAAGGAGTATGAAGAACTTGATAGATTCAATAGAGAAGAAGATAGACAGTGCTGTACGGATGAGGGAAATCTCGACTACAGACTGGGCTCGTAATTACTGGACGATGGTAGTTAAACAACTCCTTGCAATCGCAACGAGGGTCGAACCTAAATAATAATGAAAGAACTATAGAATGATCGATGACGAAAAGCTAATGGAACTCTATAATAAGAGTTTCGTTCAAACCGTACAATTATCAGAAGAGTACAGCGTTCTCGCTGTCGCTGCAACCTTGTTAGGTCAGTCGATGAGATTGTATAAAACTGTTTTGGATGAAGATGAGTTTTATGATATGATTGAGGCGTTTACTGAAACGGTGGGAGAGATCAAACCGTATGACCCTCAAATGATAGCAGAAGGGTCTACAATCCATTAAAAAGGGGCGGAAATGGTAACTATTACAGAAGCAGCACGAAAATATATGAAGAGTGTTATCTTATATGGTGACTTTGTAACGCTTGGTGTTAAGGGCGGTGGGTGTTCAGGCTTTCAATATGTCTGGGGACTCAAGAATGGTGATCTGCAAGGTATGACTGAAAACGTGAAGTGGTCAGACCCTATTGATGAGGTACTAGTATTAGACCCATTGGCAGAGATGTATATCATGGGCAGCGAAATAGATTATGTCACCGAATTGGGTGGATCATATCTCGCAGTCAAGAACCCCACTAGTAAGAGTAGCTGTGGTTGTGGCGAGAGTTTTGGAGTATAGCGTCTTGTGGCGTAGACTGAACATACAATATGATATCGATCAGATCAAATGGGAATACGAAAATACCAAGAACATGTTGTCTTGGTATGACTCCATTGGCGGTTCGAAGCAACTGGCATTACAGTCCTATGATGGTGATCCTACCCCATATAAGAGTGGCTGTGGTAGCATGAAGCGTCAGCCAGGTATGACAGAGTACGATTATAATGTGATAAATCCCGCTTTCAATAAAGGCATATTTTCTAGGATAATCACCCCATATCATCGTGCTAGATTCATGACAATGATTAAACACAGTACATATAGTGTACACAAGGATAAATCACCTCGCCTTCATATGGCAATAGACACACACCCCCATGCATATTTCTTTTGGCCTGACACCAAAGAGGTTGTACATATACCAGCAGATGGTTTTGTGTATTGGGTGGACACTACAGAGAATCACACATTTGTCAATGCAGGGCCAGATAGAACGCATTTAGTTATGGTCGAATAGGAGATTATTATGGACATCAAGAGCAAGTACACATACGTGACTAACAATAAGGATGAGACTCAATGTATTGGACTCACGCCTGAAGCTAGTACATTCCAAGGTGTAATATACAAATACGGCAAGGTGTCAGCACCTAACCCAGATGAATTAAATTCAGAAGGGGACTTGCCTTTACGGTTCGACTATGATATAGTAGATAATAATTCGCTTCCAGAAGAATGGTTGAGAAGCGATGAATTTCATACACTCATTGGTGATATCCTTGTGGATATTATGGATGAACAACTAACTAAAGGAACATTGAATTTTGCCAACACAGACGATTGAACGAACGACTTTAAGTCAACTAGTATATAATGAAGAATATGCACGTAAGGTGCTTCCCCATATGAAGGCAGACTATTTCTCAGACAGGACTGAGAAGATCGTGTATCAAGAGATACAGAAGTTTGTAGAACGATACAATGCCCTACCTACCAAAGAAACCCTTGAGATAGAGATTGACACACGCCGTGATCTGAATGAAGATGACGTTAAGCGTGTGCTATTGGTGGTCAAGGACTTAGACCCAGATAAGGATGTCAATTTTGAGTGGTTGGTAGAGACTACTGAGAAATTCTGTAAAGACAAGGCTGTGTATAATGCCATTGTCGAGGGCATATCCATCATTGATGGCAAGGATAAGGATAGGTCAGCAGATGCTATACCTACCATATTGACAGATGCCCTTGCTGTGGGATTTGACAATAGAGTGGGCCATGATTATCTGCAAGATGCAGAAGAGCGTTTTGATTACTACCACACGATAGAAGAGAAGATACCATTTGATCTGGAATTCTTTAATAAGATCACGAAGGGTGGACTACCACCTAAGACATTGAACATTGCCCTCGCTGGTACAGGTGTAGGTAAATCGTTGTTTATGTGTCACGTTGCTGCCAATTGTATGACACAGGGAAAGAATGTCCTGTATATCACACTAGAGATGGCAGAAGAACGTATCGCTGAACGTATAGATGCCAATCTCATGAACATATCAATGGAAGACTTACATGATCTACCTAAGACCATGTTTGATTCTAAGATTGGTCGTATCATGAAGAATACCACAGGTCAGCTCATTGTCAAGGAATACCCTACTGCTGCTGCCCATACAAATCATTTTCGTGGACTGCTTAAGGAATTAGCAGTCAAGAAATCATTTAAACCAGACATCATATTCATAGATTATCTGAATATTTGTGCATCATCACGACTCAAGGGAGCAGCGAATGTCAATTCTTACACGTATATTAAATCAATTGCAGAGGAACTTAGGGGACTTGCTGTTGAGACTAACGTACCGATTATGTCTGCTACACAGACTACAAGGTCGGGGTTCTCTAACTCAGACGTTGGGTTGGAAGACACAAGTGAAAGTTTTGGACTTCCTGCTACAGCAGACCTCATGTTTGCTCTTATTAGTAACGAAGAGCTTGACGCTCTCAATCAGATCGCAGTTAAACAGTTAAAGAATAGGTATAATGACCCTACTGCCAATAAGAGATTTGTGATTGGCATAGATCGTGCCAAGATGCGACTCTATGATGTGAAGTTGACTGAACAGGAAGGTATACTGGATGCTAATCTAACTGGTGATGTACCAGATGCATTTAGTGAACCAGTATTCGATAAAACAGATTTCGGTGGATTCAAGGTATGAGGTTGCCCTTTACTTGTCCCAAGACTTGATGGCAGTAAAGTTATTGTAAGAGAATTCCATACGATCCACTAGTTTGACAGCATCACCAGAGATACGATCAATCGCAACATAACCCTCTGGGTTAGTCACCTTGAAGCCATCAGCAGTACGTACAAATGTACCCATACCCTTAACAGAATTCAATTTCTTAACAATCATCATCTTACCCTCAACCAATAGGTTCTGAAAGGTGATAACCTGTACGAGATTGATGGTATGCTTCTTGACTTCTCTCATGAATTCTTTCTGAATATTCGTGTATTTCTTCTTACCGCCCTCTGATTTGGCTTTATCAATCTGTTTCTGTATGCTGGTCATAACCCATTCCTCATATCCCTTGGCATGCTTGGCTGGATTAGTAATGATCTGACCAGCACGTACCTTAGAGTTATTGTAGGTTTTGAGGGATGCACCAGCAACGGCGCCTGTCATAGAGTTTTGTAGAGCAAGGAAAGATCGTAGTTTAACAGCACTAATCTTTTGGAATGTCTTACCAGTAGAGGATAGAATCGCTGTGATTTTCTCTGTCTCGCCCGTAGTGAATGTAGACGAACCAGACGTATCCTTATAAGTGGCATCATCCATCCATATAGAAGAGGGTTTCTTCAAAGAACTGATATTGGCACCAAATGATGCTTTCATTCCTTGGAGTGTACTACCTGTATATGTGGTATGCCATACGATACCTATTTTAGACTTTTTTATATAATTACCAAGATCACTATCCACGGGTACAGCATAGACAATAGTGTTAGGTTGAAATGTGATATATTTAATGCCATCGATAGTCTTATTCTCAGTATCATCAGTCCACATAAGATCGCCCTGTAGAACGCCTTTGATACCAAGTTTAGAGAATTCAGTAAGTGCCACCTTGAATTTACTATTCAAAGCACCAGATAGATCATCATCAATTTCCTTAATAGACTTATACAATTTGGGATTAACATTAAACACAGACTTTTTGGCAACAAAGAACTTACCATCATCGGGGTCTATACCAGCAAAGATCGCTGGTGCGCCATCCCATTTGACAGTCATATTAACAGAAGAACGAGAAGAACCAGCCAACATATCACGTAGAGAACGAAGGAAGTTCAATGCTGCCCTACCACCATCAACACCAAAGTTAATGATCTCATCCTCTAAGTGTTCAAGATGTAAGTTCTTGCCACCTTTATCTTCAGTAATCATTGTATTAAATTTCATCATGCTTCTATTTATATCATAAACAATATAGTATGTCAAGTCACAATAAATAGAATAATGCCAGATAGATACGGAGAAAATACAAGAGAATGGATGATCATGTATAGTGATATAGAGATGGATAAAGAGTGGCATACGACTGCCTGTATAGGGGTTTGCACGCTCGAGGATGACGTATGCATAGGGTGTAATAGGACTATGGATGAGATTAGAGAAGCGTATATAGAGAGTATGCGGAGAGATTCCCATATAATCCCATAGGAACCCATAAAATAGGGTATTTAAATAAAGGTTAAAATAAACATGATGCCGTTGTGATATGAATTTGTAGACTCTCAGCATAAGCTCCACACAGCCCTCAGAATTATTATAGAAAGGGACTTGACAATGGCCCCATATAGGTGTATATTAGGCCATGCTGGGCTTTTAAGGGTAGCTATAGAGTGTAACATTAATACAACACAGAGATAATAAACACAAATAAGCTAAATGAGTGCTTGACATATCCCTGCCAGCCATGTATAGTATTACTATAATGAGGATTAACGGTAAGGATAGAGAGATGACTGAATTAACACTAGTGGCAGACGGCTGGATGGAGAAGGG